TTAAAGTTGTGCTGGGTGAAATTAGAAATGATGCTCAAGGATATGCACCAAGTACAACTCCACCAGGTTTGAGCAATTGGGCTAAGCAAGCACCAGGTACAGTTTGGGAACGTTTAATCTTTGACCCTGCTGCAATTAAAAAAGGCATTGGTTTTAAAATAGGCAAAACTAAAATCAACCAGCAAGGATTCAGCAGCCTATTTACAGTCATAAATAAAAATGCTGCTGGAATGATCTATGAAGTTGCAGGTACCAGAAATCCTCACGGCAGACCACCGGCTGGAAACCACAAACGCACTCAAACTAAAAAGTTTAGCAAGTCATTCAATGAAGATGCAGGTGCACATTTTATTGAAGCGATAGAAAGACAAAGCATCACAGTTCGAGGCAAGCAAGGCCGTTTAGTTATTAGGGCTGGAGAGAAAAATCAAAAACGTGCGAGGGCTGCAATTTTGGTTTCTATAACTAAGGCCACCCGAATAGCCCACGAGAAGATGCCAAAGGCGGTGGCATAATGGCCGAGCCAGCAATTAAATACAGCATCATAACTGCCTACTCCAACAAAGGCGTTGCGGCCGCTGAAAAAGGATTGGCCAAACTAAGCAAATCATTTAAGAAAACTAGCCTTGCCAGAAAACTAACCTTTGCAGCAATGGGTGCAAGTTTTGTAGCCCTTGCTAAGTCCTCAGCACAGGCAGCAATTGCAGACGAAAAAAGCATCAAGGTACTTGCATTCACCCTGGATAATTTGGGGCGATCCTTTCAGCAAGTGCCAATCGAAAATTTTATTGACAAATTAAGCAGAGCAACAGGCATTGCAGACCAAGAAATTAGACCGGCATTTGGTCAGTTAATAACTGTTACAAATAATTTAGCAAAGTCTTACGAGGCGTTGGCTCTTGCAACTGACATTGCAGCAGTAACAGGCGATGATTTTACAGTCATCACAGACGCATTATCAAAAGGTTTTGCAGGCCAAACAACAGCATTAAAGAAATTAATTCCAGGGTTAGACCAGGCAGCAATCAAGGCCGGTGATATGACTACTTTGATGAAACAATTAAATGATACATTTGGCGGGGCAGCAAAAAATAACATAACAACTTATGCAGGCCAGTTGGCAATCTTAAAAATATCAGCAGGCAAAGCCCTGGAAAACATAGGCAAAGGCTTGATCAGTTTCTTAAAAGGCTTTACCAAAACTAATTCAATCACTGATCTTGGATTGGCAATTGAAGACTTAGGCATCAAGATAGGTGACATATTTAGAGGTTTGCCGGTTTATATTAAAACCTTTTTTGCCTCTACAGATAAAGCGTTTCAAGAAAGTTGGTTTGGCCGCAATGTCTTATTGCCTTTGATTACTGCACTTGGCAAAGGGCTTTCCGATGCAGCAACAGCGGCCTCAGCAGCGGGTAAAAGGATTAGAGAATTAGAAGCGGCAGGTGGTTGGGGCAGGTTATTTGATACAACAGTAATTAAAAAGTTTAACAAAGAAACAAAAAAAACCACTGATGATATGAAAAAGGCAGCAGCAACAACCAAATTGCAGGGTATGTTTGACATTGATGCAATCCAGATTGCTGAAGCACTTAAAGGCAAAGTCAGCGACCTAGACCGTGCACGCTTAGAGGGAATGAGAGCGCTCAAAACTGAGTCTACCAATGACGATATTGCAGCCATTAAAAAAATAGAATATGAAACACTAAGAGCCAATGCAACCCTTAACAGTGCACAACAATTGTCAGCACAAAACACTTTTGATTTTTACAAATTAATTTACGGCTATGCAAAAGATATTAGTGATGAAATTGCCAAGTTATCGTTTGTACCAAAATTACCAGGGGCACCATCTACTAGCACCGGCACCGGCGGCGGTGGAGGCGCTGGGACATCAGATTTGCCTAACCCATTTATCCCAGGCACCATCCCTGACTTGAGTTACTTGAATTTTGATCTTTCTGGATTAGGTGCAGCCAATGCCCAAATGGAAGCAGGCATTGCAGCACAACAGGGCAGTATTACAGTAAATGTGAACCCAAGCGGATCTGGATTTATTGGCAATCAAGATGACTTTTTGCGTACCGTGCAAATGGCTTTGCAAATTGGTGGGCGCAATGGTTATTCCAACAGTGGACTGGCCGGCGGATGACCCTTCCATCAATAGCGGTTATTCTTAATTTTTCAACCGGCCCGCTATTTGGTCAAGCAATGATTATTGGATCTGGTGTACTTGGTGTAAATGTTTTGGCCGACACTGCAACTATTACTGCTGATGTATCAAACACAGTTCAGTCAGTCAATATCTCAAGAGGCCGCAATGCACTCAGTGATGTATTCCAAACTGGCACTTGCACAGTTGTTATTGCAGACGAAACGGGCGCCTTCAATCCTGAAAATTTATCAAGTCCCTACGCGGGATTGATTCAACCTTTGCGCAAAATAACTATAACTGCAACTGATCCATCAAGTGGCATCGTGTGGGCAATGTTTGCTGGTTACACAACTGGGTTTTCATATCAGCAAAGCCGAGATGTTGGCATCGTAAGTACAACAACAATTACAGCAGTGGATGGATTTAGACTGGCTAACCTTGCAACACTTACAACTGTTGCAGGATCATCAGCCGGTGATTTGTCGGGCACTCGTATTAATCAAATACTTGATGCCATTTCTTGGCCAAGTACGATGAGAAACGTGGACGCGGGCGCGACCACAGTCCAGGCAAATCCCACAACTTTAACAACAGCCCTTGCAAAATTGCAACAATGCACTGATTCAGAATATGGTGCCATTTATATTGATGCCAGTGGCAATATGGTTTTTCAAGACCGTTTTTTTACTGCATCGAGCATAGGAGCCACGCCAGTTATTTTTAGTGATGATGGCAGTGGGATTCCTTATTCACAGGTTAAATTTTTGCTCAATGATGACTTGGTGTACAACTCTGGAAGCGTTACGCGAATTGGGGGAAGCCCCCAGACAAGCGAAAATGCTGAAAGTATTGCCCTGTATTTTAAACATTCATACAATCGCACTGATCTCATAATGCAAACCGATGCCGTAGCGCTTGATTATGTCAGGGCTTATATTGCATCAAGGCAAGCAACCTCAGTTCGCACTGATACATTAAGCCTTAATTTAAATACGACTAGCACGGCAGGTGTAACAGCGGCTTTGGAGTTGGATTACTTTGACCCAATCACGGTAAAGAGCACACAACCGGCTGCATCTGGCACCAGTACCCTGGACAAAACTTTGCAGATCTTTGGGGTGTCGCACAATGTAACCCCAAACACTTGGGTTACAACCTTTACAACTCTTGAACCTATTATTGATGCCTTCATTATTGGGTCAAGTCAATACGGCATTTTGGGCACTTCGGTTGTATCATACTAATATGAAAGAGGTTAAATAATGGCAGGTGCAGGCTATAAATTATATGCAACGGGTGATGTGCTTAGTGCATCCGATGTCAATTCGTATTTGCAAGAACAGACTGTTATGCGTTTCGCATCGTCTGCCGCGCGAACTTCTGCTTTATCGGCAGTATTGGCAGAAGGGATGATTAGTTATTTAGTAGATACTAACGCGGTTGAAGTTTATGATGGCAGTGCTTGGGTAGGGATTGGCAACTCTGGAGATATAACAGGTGTTACAGCCGGTACAGGTATTAGCGGTGGCGGTACTTCTGGCACTGTAACTGTTACAAACTCAATGGCAACTGCAATTACTACAGCCGGAGATTTAATCAAAGGAACTGGATCGGGCACTTTTGATCGTTTAGGTATAGGCTCAACAGGTCAAGTGTTAACTGTTTCAGGTGGCGCACCTACTTGGGCAACTGCAGCCGGTGGTGGTGGTATGACTTTGTTAACATCAGGTTCTTTAAGTGGTGCGTCAACTACAGTAAGTTTTACCCCAACTGGATACATTAACGCTTTATTGGTTATTCAAGGCGGTGCCGTTTCGGCTAATGATCAAATTTTCTTTAGAATTAACGGCAATAGTGGAAGTGTTTATCAATCATCTTATACAACAAGGCAAGGCACTACAGGTGCGACAAACTATGTAAGTTTCACAAATAGTCAAACTTCACTATTAACTGACGGGACTTGTTCAGCCGGCACAGATATTAACGCAACCTTTTTAATATATGAAGTAGCAAAAACGGCAAACCACGCTTTTGAGTGTCATTTAAACTATGTTACTAGTTTGGGTGAAGCACAAAATAACTGGACAGGAAAAATTAACGATACAAACACAGTAACTAGTGTAAGTATTCACCGATTAGCCACAGGTAATTTAAGCGGAAACTACTATTTGTATGGGATTAAATAATGATAATTAACGAAAATGGTGTGGAAAGAAACGCAACTGAAAAAGAATTATTGCAAGCAAAAATAGATAAAGAAACAGCCGAGATATTTAATGCAGAAATAGCGGCTAAGGTTGCGGCTAAAACTTCAGCACTTGCAAAACTTGCAGCACTTGGATTAAGTGCAGATGAGATTGCATCGCTTTAATTGGCAAAATTAAAATCTGATAACGGTTGGCCAGCAAGCAAAGATCCTGCTGAAATTGGCATCAAGTCTTATTTGATTAAAGGCACTGATATAAAGATTAGATGTGCAAAAAAGGCAGGCCCATTATTGGCAGCCTTTGCGGCTGAGTTTCACGAGAAAATTGAGCCGATAGACAAAGGGTTATTAGATGATTGGGCGTACTGTTTTAGGGCCGTGAGAGGCAGGGAAGATCGCCTAAGCAATCATTCAAGCGGCACTGCCATTGATTTGAACGCAACCAAGCATCCATTGGGTGCAGAAAATACTTTCACACCTGAAAAAACATTGTTGGTGCTTGAGTTAGCAGCCAAATATGGACTCAAATCAGGAATAACCTACAAACAGAGAAAAGATCCGATGCATTTTGAAGTTTGCCTGACCCCTAAACAGGCAAAAGAGCGCATTATTGCGCTTGGATTGGAGCAGTAAATGGCAGTACAAATTAAAGCGGCGTGTGGAACATATATCCGCGCGTTGTTGACCATCTTGCTAACCTTGATGGCCACAATCGGAGGATCACCGCTGGACTTCACCAGCGCGGATTGGCGAATGGTTGCCAATGGACTTTGGGCCTCTCTTTTGCCCGTCATTATGCGTGCACTTAGCACAAATGATGACAAATACGGCAGAGCACCAAAAGAGTAGGGCACGACACGCGGGGCAGGTGTTGCCAAATGTCTGCCCTTAGTGTCACACTATTAATACGGACTAGAAAGGGACTAGAAAAATGACTACTACAATCACAATAAAAATGACACCCCAGGATTTTGATTTGCTTTCAGATATGCAAATGGAGTGGGGCGATGAAGGCTGGATGGCTCAAGTAAATGAGGGCCGCTTCGAGGATACAGAGATTGCACTTTTGGCCCAGCCAATGCAATGGGCGTATTGGTTTGATAATCCACTAAGTTGCATTTTGGCCAAGAGTTATTTGGCATCAAACAAAATGGGCTTTCATACAACTTATGACCTTGCCTCAGAATCCTGGGTGATTTTTACCAATTACGCAACCCGCGTGGATGCATAACGTGGCCGCCAATACGGCCTTTGCCGTGATGATAGCGATGTACATTGCGATTTGCTTTGGATGTGTCCTTATGGGATATGCAATAGGCCACCGAGATGGCAAACACATAGGGTACAAAAGAGGCCGAGCAATCGGTTACTCTAAAGCCAAGCAAGATTGGAATTTAACTAATGGCCTTTGACCTAAGTGATTATCAGCCAGTTGACGAGAGAATCGCGTTATTCTGGATTAAGTATCCTGAAGGTCGTATTGATACTGAATTGGTGCACAACGATGGAAAGTCTTTTATCATAAAAGCCACTGCATATCGAAATGATGGCACAATTATTGCAATTGATTATGCTCAAGAGGTTATTTCAGATCGAGGTGTGAACGCCCACTTTGCATTGGAGAATGCAGCCACCTCTGGAATTGGTCGAGTTTTAGCCACCGCTGGTTTCCAAGCCAAGATTGGGAAACGCCCATCACGTCTGGAGATGGAAAAAGTGCAAAGAGTAGCAGCGGGTGATCCAGTGCCCAATGATGATCTTTGGAATAAGCCAGCAAATGATGAGATGGCTACTGCAATGCAAGTACTTAGCAGCATTGCTACACCAATTGAACGTGAGGCCAATGTTCGCGCCCATCCTTGCAAGCACGGCACCAGGGTACATAAAGAAGGAACCAGTGCAGCGGGCAAGAAATGGGAAGGCTATTTTTGCGAGGCAACACCTAAAAGCCAACAATGTGCACCAGTTGGAATGGATGGTAAAGAGTGGGTGAAGCGTGGGTGATTTAGAGGTTTACTTCCCAGACAAAACTGCACTTTATTTTACAGACAAAGGCGTTAGTGATCACGACTCAGAGGTATGCGATGGTTGCAATACTCGCCAATTTACAACAGGTGGGATTATGAGTGATCAGATATTTGTGTGTGCCAAGTGCCGCGCGATAGATCGCAATGAATGAATTACAACTATTCACATACCTAAAAAGCCGGTACATACCTGATCTGCTGATGAGCAGTGATGAATTTGAATACCACGATTGTTACAGCGAGCAATTGGGTGTCATCATTGAACTCAAAAGCCGTCAAACTCATTATGATGAATTGATAATTGAGCGCGAGAAGTACCACAACATAACCCAAAGAGCCTGGACAGCAGGGTTAACTGCTCTCTACATTTGCTCAACTCCAAAGGGCATTTGGTCATTCAATTTGAACAAATTAACAATGCCATCCTGGTATTACTTTGATGGCCTGCCTGTAACCACTGAGTTTGCTAACACTGACACAGTAACCAAAGTTGTGGGATTCCTACATATTAGGCGAGGTAAAAGAATTGGTGCTTATGGGGCCAACAATGCTTGATGGTATTAGGTACTTTAAATGCCGAGGCGTATGCCAGGGGCCTGCACCATTTAGCACATATACTTGCTACGACCTACCAGAGGGGCTATCAATGATCCAATGTCTTGATTGCTTATTTGTTACAGTAGCAATGGATGATCAAGCCTTAAAACGCAAACCACGCACCTTAGAAGGGGATTACAAATAGTGGATCAAAACATAAGCCGATGCACTGGATGTGGTCAATGGTTAGAAGCGACACACCGAGATTGTGGCACTTGCTTGCTCTGGTATAGCAGGCGGGTCTAAGATGCACAATCCAACTCAACTGTGTGAGTATAAACAGCAGGGCGCACTGATCGTGCGTTGTAGCCGGTTAGAGCGGCAACCTTTGGCCTGCACTAATCAACGGCCTATCCTCTCAATGGGGGGATATAGGGGGGCTATAACAATGGTGTTATGCCTTATGCTTTGTCTGGTAACAGCACAACCATCAAAGGCTCAAGATCAACAGACTTGGGAAGTGCACCTACTTAAGATCACAAAAGACTACAAAGAATACAAATGCGTAAAGAGATTGATATTCAAGGAATCATCTAACAACCCAGATGCGAAGAACGGTTCACACTACGGTTTGCCTCAAGGTCGCACACGGTACCTGGCCTCAGCCTCACCAACGGCCCAGGTAACTTGGATGATGAAATACATAAGAGCACGATACGATGATGGATGCAATGCACTACAACACAGCAACACAAAGGGCTGGTACTAATGGGCTTATCACTACAATCAAGTGAATGGAAACGATTAAGACTTGAGATCCTT